CCCCGCTTGCCACCGACCGGCTCAAAGGTCGGTGACTGCCATTTTGTGTGTTGTAGTCGGGACGTACCCTTTATTCACCTGAACTGACTAAGTCCAAACGAAACATCCGGTCCCGAAAGACGAGTCAAAAGAGACAAACGTCGCCCCCGGTAACCTTCCCCTGGCTAACTACAACAACAACACACCTTTACCCAGCTCCTCCCAAAAGCCAGAACCATCCGCAAAATGGTGGGTGTGCGCCCTCACCGTAAGGCTGACTAACCCAACCAGGCTCTTCACAGGACTTTGCTCCCTGCTACTGAGGCATAAGGCTCACTACGACCGCACAGGGTAGACATTAAGGTCGCGAGACAATCAACAAGTCAATAGCTGGTCTCTGTTGGTTTAAGATTGGCCGTAGCCCCAACTTCGTGATTCAATTCACTCCCGCCATCCTTAATGAACGTGGTACTCATAGACACGCGTTCATAGATTGGTAGTGAACACCTGGGCACTCGAGGCACGTGTACCCCCAGGATTTCAAACAAAAATAATAAAGCACCGACAGGGGTGAAACAAACAGTCCTCCCGAACTTTTAACACCTATTTCTTTTTCAACCAAGCCGCAGGAAAATAGCAAGCAAGGTCGGCCCCGTGCATATCAACGTTGGTGAGACCCGATGACATGCACCATTCGGCGTCCGAACACGGTCCCGCACACATTTCTGCAAACGTGCGCCACGTGTCAGACACCTCTTTGCAAGGAGGCATTGCCGTTTCTGTTGTAAAACTGACCAACATCGCATCGGTCGGCATTTCTCCGTGCGACTTCATGTAAGAATCCACCAAGATCGCTCGCGTTTGAACGCCCCATTTGGTGAGTGCTTTGGTACCGAGGCTGCCGTATCCAGAAAACACAGCATTCCACAAATACCACATAGGTGGGCAGTTCTCAAAATGAGCCGCCATCACCATTGCATTTAAGCACTCAACAAAAGGTCGTTCCGCCTCAGGCACAACAGAAGTCGTCCATGACTTCGTGGTGAGGCAACGATTGATCTCCGGCAGAACAAGGATATCGCCCGCTTCGTCCAACACGACTTTCGCACTAAGCAAACAGACGTGATAGCCAACGAAAGTGGCAACACCTGAAACAATGGTCTTTAATTTTGGTAACCAACCTCGTCGTTTGAAGAAGTCCTCGATGAGACCATCATCGAGATCTTCAGAAAAAGCAGCAAGCGTGTCGTCGCCTTCAAACGCAAGCCCCACCCAGTAAAATTGGCCATCCCTGGCCGACTTGTACTTGACTGGTGCTCCCTTCGCCTTCAAAAAGTACGTCAAAAAGATTTCGTAAGATGGAGGATCAACTAAGAAGTTAACCCAACCGGCCAGGTTCTGAATCCAGTTGCCTGAACTGGTAATCCTGTCGCCGGATTCACGCATAGTAACAGGAAGAAAAAGCGTGAATTTGCATTTTGCTCCGGACTCATCAACGTACGTGAATGTCCAGCAACATTTGCTGCCCCTCTCCTCCATGTGACGCGTGAAATCCTCAAACGGAACTTCG